AGCTGCGATGGAACTTCCTATTCCTGGGATTTCTTGGTGGAGCGCTGACAAAGCAATCAGAGAGCCACTTTGGATGACGGCACTTACTCTCACAGAGACGTTTGGTATTAAAGATCCAGTTACCATAACGCTTGAAGAGAAGGTAGAAAGGCTTGTTGCCGCTCATCCCGAACTCTTTCCAGAATTGTAGTAAAGGAGATTAAATGGCAGCACCCAAAAAGAGAAGTGAGAGGCCAAAGAAACGGGGTGCACCCGCTAAAACTGTCGAAGCCAGAGAAACGGAACTAATTGGCATGGCAGTAGACTTGGCCGCAGAACAACTCTCTGCTGGGACTGCATCTTCACAGGTAATGACCCACTTTCTTAAGTTAGGAACCATGAGAGCAAAGCTTGAGATGGAAAAACTCCAACAAGAGAATGAACTTCTCAAAGCTAAAACAGAAGCTCTTGCTTCTGCTAAGAGAATAGAGGAGCTTTACGAGCAAGCGTTGAAGGCTATGAAAAGCTATCAGGGTGATGAGTCAGAAGGTGGTGACATTGATGATTAGAACCTATAGAGAGTTGAGTAAAATTAAAACTTTCAAAGGGAGATACGAGTATCTTCGTTTACACGGTGTGGTTGGGGAGAGCACTTTTGGTCATGACCGCTATCTTAACCAGATTCTATATCACTCGTCACTTTGGCGAAGTGTTAGAGATGAAGTAATAATACGAGATAGCGGTTTTGACCTAGGTGTCCCAGGCTATGAGGTTGTGAATCAAATAGTAGTTCATCATATGAACCCATTAACTATGGAGATGATAGAAGAAAACCTTGAGATGATGTATGATCCTGCATTTTTGATCTGTACAAGTCATAACACCCACATGGCAATACACTATAGCGATGAAAGTTTATTACCAAAACCTTTAATTGTACGACGTCCAGGAGATACTGTGCCCTGGCGTTAAAGGAGAAATTATGGAAACTAGTATCTTGAAGACAGTTCGTACATCGTTAGGGATCTTGCCCGACTTTACAGAGTTCGATGCCGAACTACTCGTTGCAATTAACTCTGCATTGATGGCTGTAAACCAATTAGGAATAGGTCCAACTGGTGGATTCTATATTTCAGATGATACTGCAACGTGGACTGAATTATTTAATGGCGTATCTAACATCGAAGCTGTAAAAAGTTATGTAATTTTAAAAACTAAACTAGAGTTTGATCCTCCTGGAACTTCTTTCCTTATGGATTCATATTCTAGACAATTAGATGAACTTGGTTTTCGCCTGATGGTAGAAGTTGATCCTGATTTTGTACCAGCGGAGTAATTATATGAATAATGAATTAGCACAGCAAGGCCAAAAGGCGCTGGAACACTATGGAATTAAAGGAATGAGATGGGGTGTAAGAAAAAAGCGTTCCAGAAGTGCCGACTCGTCAGAAGCCGCGAGTCTTAAAAAGAAAAAAGTATTTGAGATGTCAAATGAAGAGCTCAAAAAAGTTAATGCTCGATTAGATCTCGAAAAGAAGTACGCTTCTTTAAATCCATCAACGACATCTAAAGTTTCAAAACTTGTTGGAGGCATGGCAGGTAGTGTAGCAAAACAAGTAGTGTCTAATGCTGTTAGCCAAGCCGCTACAAACTATGCTAAAAAGATTATTGGAGGCGGTTAACATGCCAGAAAAACTTATAATTGGAGTAGATGGTCAAGCCATACAACATTTTGGCGTTAAGGGTATGCGTTGGGGTGTTAGAAAGAAACGCGGAAGACCAACTAATGAACAACGCGAACAAGCTGCTTATAGAAAGAGATTGGCAACTGATAAAAAGTTCGCATTAAGCGAAATAAACAAAGAGTCTACTAGAGCTGGACTTATTGTTGCTGCTATTGCGGGTCTCGCATCTTTAAGTGGTGGTGGTGGTGGTTGGGATGCAGCGAAAATAGCTCTGGGTGCTGGTGCTGTAGCCAAAACGTCCTCGGCGTTAGTCAGTGCTGTTTCTGTTGATGTTATGAGATATCAAGAAAAGAAGAAGTCTGGAGGATAATATGGTCTTCTCCAACAAAGCAGTCCCTAAATATTATGGAGAATTCCGCGAACAAGTGCTTGCTGGGGACATTCCTGTATGTAGACACATTTCACAAGAGATGAACAGGATTGACAAGTTAATTGATAACCCAGGAATTTACTACGATAGCGAAGCTATTAATGGTTTCATTCGCTTTTGCGAAGCAGAATTAACGTTAACAGATGGTAGTGATCTTACATTACTACCAAGCTTTAAGCTATGGGCGGAACAAATCTTCGGTTGGTACTACTTTGTAGAGAGATCGGTGTTTGTCCCATCAGATAATAACCGTGGGGGCAAGTATGTTAGGAAGAGACTTAAGCGCCGTCTGGTAAACAAGCAATACCTAATCGTCGCTAGGGGTGCTGCCAAGTCGATGTACGGGTCGCTGATTCAAAACTACTTCCTAAACGTCAATACAGCTACGACCCACCAAATTACAACTGCTCCGACTATGAAGCAGGCCGAAGAAGTTATGTCTCCAATTCGTACAGCAATAGTAAGAGCTAGAGGACCACTATACCAGTTTCTAACAGAGGGCTCTATCCAGAATACTACTGGGAATAGAGCACTAAGACAGAAATTAGCTTCTACTAAGAAAGGTATAGAGAATTTCCTTACTGGTTCTATTGTTGAAGTACGACCAATGTCTATTGATAAGCTCCAAGGACTACGTCCTCTAGTTGCTACTGTTGATGAATGGTTGTCTGGAGACATTAGAGAAGATGTAGTTGGAGCAATTGAACAAGGAGCTTCAAAGTTAGATGACTATTTGATCATTGCTATGAGCTCTGAAGGAACAATCCGAAACAGTAGTGGCGATACAATCAAAATGGAGTTAATGGACATCCTTAAGGGTGACTATGTTAATCCGCATGTTTCCATTTGGTATTACAGATTAGATGAAATAGAAGAAGTTAACGATCCAAGGCTCTGGATTAAAGCTAATCCTAATCTTGGAAAGACTGTTACCTATGAAACTTATCAACGTGATGTGGAAAGAGCAGAGAAAGTGCCAGCCGCTAGGAATGACATTCTAGCTAAAAGGTTTGGGATTCCTATGGAAGGCTATACTTACTTCTTTACATACGAAGAAACACTCCCACATCGCAAGAGAGATTTCTGGGAACTGCCCTGTGCTCTTGGTGCAGACCTATCTCAGGGCGATGACTTTTGTGCTTTTACTTTTCTGTTTCCATTACCAAACGGAAACTTTGGTGTAAAGACGAGATGTTACATTTCGTCCCTTACACTAAAGAAATTGCCACTTGCAATGCGAACAAAGTATGAGCAATTTTTAAACGAGACAAGTCTTCAAGTGTTAGAGGGGACTATTCTCGACATGACGGAGGTCTATGATGATCTAGATGCGTTCATTCTTAACCTGGGTTATGACGTACGTTGTCTGGGATACGATCCCTACAATGCTCGCGAATTCGTTGAGCGTTGGGAGACTGAAAACGGTCCATTCGGAATAGAAAAAGTTATCCAAGGTGCTAAGACAGAAAGCGTTCCTCTAGGTGAACTGAAAACTTTGGCAGAGGAGAGAATGTTACTCTTTGACCAAGAGCTTATGACGTTTGCTATGGGTAATGCAATCACAATTGAAGATACTAACGGTAACAGAAAGCTATTGAAGAAGCGTTATGATCAGAAGATCGATCCAGTCGCAGCGATGATGGACGCATACGTCGCATATAAAGTAAACAAAGACACATTCGAATAGGAGATATTTTAATCATGGAGAGTCAAGATCGTGCAAATAATCTTAATGTTGAATCAGGAGTTACTGCTCAGCCGGGAGTGCCCGTCGGAACGAAAGGACTATCAACACATTACAAAGTTGAAGCATTTCGTGACGGAAAACTGTTATGGGTTGAAGAATTTGATAACCTGGTGGTCGATGCAGGACTAAATGATTCGCTTGATAAACATTTAAAAGGTTCAGCCTATACAGCAGCGTGGTATGTGGGGCTGACCGATGGTACACCCTCATTTGCACCGGGTGATACTATGAGTGGTGGTCACGCTGGTTGGACTGAAGAACAAACGTATGACGAATTAGTTCGGCAGACATTGGTTCTTGGTACTGTATCTGGTAAAAGCGTTGACAATAGTTTGTCAAAAGCCGTCTTTACGATTAGCGGTACTGCAACTTTTGGCGGAGCATTTGTTGTTGACGATGACACCAAAGGTGGAGCAACCGGTATTCTGTATGGTGGTGGAGCGTTCAGTCAAGATCGCGCATTAAT